ATCAGGATTATCTTTGGCAGCCATAAACTCACGCAAAGAAGTTGGCATTGCATCTTGTTTTGGTGCGCCTTGAGCAACAGTCTCTACTTTTCCAGTAATAGGATTAACACGAATAAGTTTTGCACCTTCAGCCAATGAAGTAGTTTCACCACCCATTGCTTTCTGAGATGCAACCAATTCACTTAGTGCTTTGCGTCCTTCAGCAGAACTCATCAATTGAGGAATTGCTTTTTGCAAATCAAAGCCACCAGCAGTCATGCCTTCGCCTACTTGCTGACCCATCATGTCCTCACCATAAATCTCTTGAGGCTTGGTTACAGCACCTTGGATAACACCTTGAATACGTTTTTGTTCAGCCAATGCTTGTTGCTCTAACTGACGCTTACGAATCATGTCTTGCAGTTGAACATTCTGAAGTTGGTTTTGCAAGGTTTCTTGCATACCGCCACGATATGCTTTCTGACCTTGTTGCAATCCCTCAACAATAGATTGACCAGTATTCCCACCTTGGAATAGTCTGCCAGCTAGGGCATACAAGGCTTGTGCTTGTGCATCGTCACGATTACGAGCAATGTCAGCTTGTGACATACCGAGCAGACCCATTGTGTCTGCACCGCCTGTACCAAAAATGTCTAATAGTCCAGCCATGTTAGTCCTTAGAAGTCGAGCCAACCAGTTGGAGAAGTAGTCGCATAGTTGGTTGCAGCGTTATATGCAGCATTAGGGCCAGCCAACCAATTAGATGCACTATTCCACAAGTTGCTAATGCCTTGTTGACCACCTAGATTCTTATACAAGCCACCACCAACAGCCGCTAAACCCAAAGCGTTTTGCAATGTAGATGTATCTGCTGCACCGCTAGTAGTAGATGAAGCTACTCGTCCTAGTGGGTTGCCATATACCAACGATAGATAGTTCTGCAAGTTTTGTTGTGGCTGATTTTGCAAGAAGTTAAACTTAGCAATGTCAGACTGCATTTGCTGACCTTGGTAGCCTTCACGCAACTGACCTGCTTGCAACATATTTTGAATATCTTGGTAATCAGCTTGAGCCATTTGAGGCGCAGCCATCGTAGCTTGTTGCTGACGATTACGCTCATCAGCATAGTTCTGGTAAGCCAACTGTCCAGCCGTATTAGCCAACTGTTGACCAAATGCACCAGTAGCCCTGTCTTGCAAAGAACCCATCGCACCAGAGCCATAACGCCCTGCTAGGCTTGACTTAGATGCAATGTCACCTAGAGTCGTTTTAAACTGAGTCTCAGCAGCTTGTGCAGCAGGTTGAAATGCACCTTGAAAGAATGGATTACCACCCAAGAAGCCACCAGAAACTGTGTTCTGCAATTGATTCTGTGCAGACTGTAGTAGAGGGTTACCTAAAGAAGCACGAGCCTCTAAAGCCTGTAATCCTGTTTGAGTGGTAGTGGATGGACTAACATAGGTTTGACCGCCATAGTATTGTGGGCCACCGCCCTGATACAACTGCTGTGCTTGCTGTAATCCATAACCCAGATAAGGTTGGATTGTTGGGTCAATTTGTGACTTGGTTTCAGTTACCATCTTTTACTCCTAAAAGTTCGGATTCCAAGATGGGTCATCCACGGAATCCATTATACATAAATTATTAAAATCAACCAATAATTGCATATCTATACGTCTTATTTGCAGTTGAATTGGCAAAGTGGGTAATCGTAGCCGTACCCTGTCCTTGGGAACTAGCGTAGATGTTTGTCAACGCTGACGGAGAGATGTAGTTCATCGTAGTAATCAAGGACGCTGTGGATGGGTAATTTGTTCCAGCAGCGTAGGCTTGAAGGCTCACTAAAGTGCTATCAGATTCCCACCAAAGTTCAACATAATCATTTGCATTTAAACTTAAAAAGTAGTTCCATCCAGTTAAACCATGACCATCAACTGAGCCATGTTTACTCGGTATAGCAAAGAATCCTGTTGAGCCAGTAAGATTCGTTCCATTGATTTTTATCCAAACCCTAACGTCATGGTCTTGCGAGTCCGTATTTTCAAACTGACCAGACCATTGGAAGTTATAAATTCCTGTGTTTTTGACGTTCATCCTAGAACTATTGCTCAAAGTAATGCCATTTGAGTAATCTGTAGTGTCCAGAGTCATCGCATAGGCGGTATTTGCTGTAGCAATAGTTTGGTCAACAAGGCTCTGGAACGCCCCATAAGGCATATAGTCAGCGTTAGCCGCAGCAGAGGCAGGGGCAAATAGGATTACGCTGTCTGGGCCTATCCTCCTGTCTGTCAAAGTGGTAGTTAAAGCCCCACCAGTTGCCAGAGTCAAAGTCCCTGTGTTATTGGTCTTTCCGTCCATAATGCCACGGACTACCTCAGCCACAGCCCTCTGGTCACCACCAAATGCAGGTAGGCTTCTAAACATCAGCGAACTCCCTGCGGAGTAATATCCACATCCACGGAGATAGCGTTATTCCAGTTAGCACCTGTCGGAGTCACTTTTAGCCTGTGGTATCTACCTGCACTTCTCAAGGAAACACGATTCTCTGAACTGGCAGCCACCGCAGTATTAAAACTCACACCTTGGTTTAGCAATGTACGAGAGGCAATAGCCACAGTTGCAGAACCATTGTCAACAATAGGTCTAGCTAGGGTTACTACTGAGTTAGCACCAATGTCTAAGTCACCCGTAGAAATTACGGCTGTTTGGTTAGCACCTGTGAAACTCATCACACGAGTGGCTAAAGTACCACCTAAGAAATACTTTCCACCAATAAACAACTGTGAGTCTAAACTTGTGGTTAAGGCATCAATAGAAGCAGAAAGACTGTCCAATTGTTCAAGCGTTACAGACGATGTAGAGGCTTCAGACAAGAAGTCAGTCCCTGCATCCCCATAAGTCCACTTCTGCGTTTTAAAGTTGTAAATCAAAACGCTTCTGTTTCCGTTAACAGTTTTGTAATTCCAGATTACAAGTTTGCGAATTGGGTCAACAGCAGCAGACATGGTTTTGAAGTCAGATTCAGAAGCATCTTGTAAGAAAAATCTATCTACCTTTTCTGCGCCAATAGCTGTGACGTTTTGTCCGTCACACATATAGAAACCATCGTCCGACAAAAAGAAAGTTACACCTTGGTATTGTGCAATTGAGCCAGAAGCCATGCAGCCCTTACCACGAGAGATGTTGTCAAACTGGAATATAAACGGAGTACCAACGTAAGTCATTCGGTGAATGGCTCGCTCTAAAAGAACAAGACCAAACTCACCACCACGGATTCCTACAATCTGTCCACCATCAGGAATGTCCTGATAATCAGACTGAGTGTTTACATCCTCAGTCCAATCAGTCTCATTATTTAATGCTGACCAACGTACACGATATTGTTGCTGAGTAGTTTCTAGCGTATTTGCAACCACGACAAAATCACGCACGACAGTAATGAACTTAGCAATAGGCGCAGTAGCCGATAAGTCAGCAAACGATGTAGATGTTCCTAGCGTCCATGCTTGGAGTCTTTCAGCATTGTTTGTAGTGATTACAGTCTTGCCAAACTGAGTAAAACGAACCCTATCATTAGCACCAGTTGTCATGCCTGTTTTAACTTGAGTAATAGCACCTACACCAGTTACTGTATAAATCTTAGTTGCACCAGCAGCAAACAAGGCAGTATCACCATTGGGTTGCTTGGCAGCATAAAGAGAAGTTAAGTCTTCAGCAGCGTTACTTGTTGAAAACGTCACAGGCGCAGGAAAAGGGCCGTACCCAATAGCCTGAGAAACCACGTTCTTAGCGTCAGTTAACGCACCTGACACGCTAGGTTGGTCAGGCATCCACTCACCAAAAGTTAATTTTGTCGTAGCCATGTATTACTTCCTTGAGACTGAATTGTCCAATCGTTGTCGTTAGCAGCAACTGGTGTCCATGTATTTGAATCTACTGGAACTGCTGTCCAAGTATTTGTGTCTCTGCTTACTGGTGTCCATGTGTTGTCATCTACGACAACAGGAGTCCAGTTGTCACCAAGAATAACGCCATTTGCAGTAATCGTAGCAAGCGCAGTAATCGCAATCACATTTCCATATGTAGCGTTAGCTTGTGCAGATACGTTTGCATTAGCCGTAACACTTGCTACTGCATCTCTAACCCTTATTGCATCAGCAGTTACTGTAGATGTTCCGCTAACAGTAGCAGAAGCATTTTGCTCACGAATACCAATTGCGCTTACTGTTGCGTTACCAGTAATACTAGCTACACCTTCAGCGACAATACCGCCATTTGCAATAAATGTTGCAAAACAAGTTACAGATGCAACACCATCCTTGATGATGCCACCAACAGCAGTTACATCAGCACTACAGGTAACGCTTGCACTAGCAAACTGAACACGGATAGCATCACAGATAACGATTGCTACTGCGTCTATTCCAACTGTAGCGTTCTGTACCCTAATGCCTTCACATGAAGCACTAGCAGAACATTCAATGCTTGCACTAGCGTATTGAACCCTGACAGCATCTGCTGTAAAAGTTGCTGTGCCATCTACCGCCCCACTACCAAACTGAACCCTAGTGCCATCGGCTATAACGCTTGCAGACGCAGTTACAGACCCATAGGCATCCCATAGGGTTACAGAGGTTTCATAAAGTGGACTATCGAGTGTGAGTGTTAAGTCATCAATGCTAGACTTTAAATTGTCTAGCGAGTCAATCGTCCACGGAGGCAGTAAGTCAGCCATCTCACGCTAAAGTAACGCTCAATGAACCAGCAGCAATGCGGAACACATCACCAGTTGCAATAGTCTTAGAAGCGTCTAGTGGTGTGTGATACAACAGATTACCTGCGGTAGAAGCATCACGGATACCAACATAGGCAACAGTACCCCATGAGCCACCAGCTTGAGGAAACTCAATAGCAGCAGAGTTGGTAGTTGCACCATTGCTAGGCGCACCAAATGTAATTGACTGACGAGCATAGCTAGTACCAGATACTTCTGTACCTGTGTCAGCGTCTGTTGGGTCAGATGTGTATAAAGCAAGATACACAGTTGTTGGTGCTGTGTACGTTGTTGCTCTCAATGTGCCGTTAATCAGCGCATTTTCTAAAAAATTGCTCATTTCTGCCATAGTTTCACCTTGGAGTTAATTTCATTGCTAAAGGAACACCAGAATACTGACCTTCTTCGTCAGACTTGGTTAGGGACGCAATCGCTCTGTCATACATAGTTCCCCATGTATTGATTCGTGCGTCATTCATTAAGTAAGGCTCTGCTTCAATCAAAGAAGCGTAGAGCAAAGCATCTGGTGCTGTTGTCAGGAATACGTTAGTTGTATTGCTAGACGATAGATAAGCTGGCGCAGAGAAGTACAACAGTTTTACTGTATAGATACCATCTGGTGCTGGAGATACTTGAAAGTCGTTAGCAAGAATTGTGTAAGACAAAGGAACACCAACTTCTGATGCTCTTGGGTCATTAGACAATGCTGATGGACTTGAGTAGCTAAGTGGCTGAATAGGATTTGTCATTACAACAAAATCACGCACCTGCAAAAAGTCAGCAGGTATCTCAATGGTATTGTCACCAGATACTGTAGCAGTCGTAACGGATTTCAACATCTGGCGAATACGCAACTCTCTACGGAGTCGGTTTTCAGCAAATGTAATAAAGTCGGGAATCTGAGAAGTCAAGTCAGACCTAGCCAAATAGTTGGCTATTGAAGTCTGCAAATCAGAATATGTTGAGAGGCTCATACAACTCCTGTCCTAGTGCGCCATGCACGATTCATTGGGTCATTTAACCAAGCAGCAAAACGCTTGTCATCAAGAACAGCAAAGCCACGCATGATTCCAGCTTTGTTCAAGTCATCAATGACTGTCATTGGAATAGATGCAACCTTGTTACCAAACAATTGGTCAGACCATCTTGCTCTCTCGTCATACGAGTTATATTCTTTTTTGTTCTGCTCAACAATGTCAGACACATCTTGACGAGTCTGAATAACGATACCGCCCTCACCATCAGCGTGAACAGCAGTTTGTCTAAAGTTGTTAGGATTTTGCATAGCCTAATTCTATCAGTTTGAGTAGAAAAGAAAATGCCCCAGAGGTTTAAGTCTGAGGCATCTTTTTGGTTACCTTAGATTAAGGTGTCAAGTCAGCCAAAATGCCGTGAGCAGCTTGGTTTTTCACTTCCAAGGTGTACTCGCACAGCAACTGAGTGCTTTCGTTGTCGCCAGTTACAGCCAACTCGTTGGTCTGGAAAGGACGCAGATAAGCAATAGCAGCCATGTCAGGGTCAAGCACAAATGCTGTCTCGTTACATGAGTTGGTAGAAGTCATGAACCTGTTGGGAACAATTGAGATTGCACCGAAATCTGACAGGTAAACGTCCGCAGCCGAAATGATGGTTGTAGGCGCATTGCTTGGGGCCATGAAACGCTGTGCAGCAATACCAGTAAAGGCAGAAACCAACTGCTTGTGAGCAGGGTTAACCATCAATACTTTAGGATTGCCACCAGAAGCGTAAACTTCTTTAACAACAGTTTGCAAAATTGCCTCTGTGAAAGTGCGGTTTGTACCATCTGTACGAGCAGTAGTACCCAAGTCACCAGCAACACCAGAAGTACCGCCATCATAGTTAGAATTCAACCATGCTTGCAGACCACCCAATTTACGAGCAGTAGAAGAATTGCCGTTAGCAGCAACTTGGTTGCTCAACAGGGTTGTCTCCATGTCACGCTTGATTTCGCTAGAAGCCTTAGCCAACTGATAAGCCTTTTCAGACTTACGACCAGCCTTGTCAACTGACTGCAAAGTGCCAGAAATCTTGATAGTTTTCTGTGCAATCTGAGTGCGGTTGCCAACACGAGTTGTTGGAGACATAGTAGCGTCAGATGCTGTTGCACCCTCAACTGTGAAGTTATCCAAAGTTGCAGCAGCCAAGCTGTCAGTCTGCCACTCGTGCAGAACGGCAGTAGCCTTTGTCTTGCCAATGGAAGACATAAATGGAACATCTGTTGGTGAAATCGAGTAGATAACATCCGAAAGGTCTTCTCTCATACCGATTGCGGTATATGTTTGATAGGTAGCCATAATTTAATACTCCAAAATTTAAAAGAATCGTTCAAATGCTTTGGCAGCGTCAGTAACTTTTCCTGTCTCACGCAACCTCTGCATAACCTGTTTATCTTGTGAAGACCTAGCTTGGGGAACTGAAGTACCAGAACGCATCATCTTAGGGGCAGACTGGAGTTTTTTATTCAACTCTGGTTTGCTCTTTTGAAGTTGCTCATACTTCATTGCCTTATACAAGGTCTGCACAGCACGAGAGTCATACACGGAACTAAGTTCTTGGTCAGTCCAACCAACAGATTTCGCATAGTCACGGATTTGTTTCCGAACCGCATCACCCTGTGGTGTCGCTAACTCAGGAATCAGACTAACTAGCTTCTCAGATTCTTGACGGAGATGGTTTTGCAGAGAGGCTTGTTGCTCGGATTGTTGCTGTTGGGCAATTCGTTGCTGTTCATTCCTGACTACTGCTAACTGCTTCTCACGCTGGCTCTGTTCAGCTACCGCTACCGCATAACCGATAGGGTCTGTTTCCTTTAAAACTTCTAAGTCCACACCTTGATTTTGCTGCGTAAGGAAGCTATCCAACGCTTGCAACTTCTGGGCGTATGCCTGTCGCTCTTGTTTTACATACTCTAAGTGATTACGTTCAGCTTCAATTGCCTTACGTTGTTCAGCTAGAGCCTGAGACTTTTTAGTGTAGTCCGTACCTTGTTGATAACCCTTGATAAGTTCGTCTAGTTCTACTTCGACTTCCTCACCAGATGCTTTGACTTTATATCTCTGCTTGGGTTGTTCATCTTCTTCAGAATACTCAACTTCATCAGACGCTTGTAGTTCTTCTGTTTGTTCCTCAGATTGGCCTTGTTCGGCTTCGTCAGAATCACCCATCAGACTTTCAAACGCTGAAGCGGCTTGGTTTACATTTAGGCTTTCACTCCCTTGTGGGTTGGTGTTTTCCATTTGTCATCTCAATAATCGCCAGAAACCTTCTGGACGGAGGATAGGGTAAACCCTACAGAATCTTCCACTTCTTCTCTTTAATCACAGTTTCCGAGGCCAAGCCTTCTAGGTGTCCTGTAATCAGTTCAATAGACTTAATGTGCCTGTAAGCGTCTTCACGCCTATCAGATTCTTCTGCACTTGTGTTAATTATCACACTAATCTGCTGTTTTTTCAAGTTATCTATGACTTCTTTGAAAAAGTCATCATTTAACAGGTTTTTAGCCCATTGTGCGAGTAGGTGTTTGTCCATACTGATTCTGTATCCCAGAAATAATGTCGTTAATACTTAGGCTACTTGCTGAAGGCATACCTTGCTTGCTACCCAAGATGCTCATCAAATCGTTGTAACTCATGTTTGATGGCTGTGAATACTGTACTGGCTCTGGTACTTTGCCATAGTTAGGGTCTAGGAACTTCTCCCATTGTGTTCCCATCAACAAGTTACGAGTGCCAAAGTCAATAGGAGGCAATGGTGTAAATGGTGCAACTCCAGTTTTAGGAGGAGTCTTCCAATCTGCTGGAATAGGAACAATATCGAATCCAGTTGGTGTATTTGTAGATAGTGCGCTACCTGCACCAAGCAATCCAGCAGCAGCCAACGCTAACTGAGCAACCTTAATAGGGTCAGTTTCTTTTACTGGAGGAGTGACAGGAGGCTTTACTGGAGTAACAGGAGGAACAACAGGAACAACAGGAGTGGTAACAGGAGGAAGAATTATTGGAGTTGTTGGTGTTTTAGGTGCTGTAATTTGTACTTCTGGGGGAACAGGAGTAGTAGTAGTAACAGCAGGAACAGTTGGAATAGCAGCAGTAATTGCGTTAATTACTTGTTGTGTAGTTGTTGGGGCTGAACTAGTTATAACTTGCTCTGGTGTCTGTAAGTTTGTGGGTGTTGTTACATTAGATTGAATTTGACTGTTTGCCAAGTTGATAATATCTTGGTTAACTTGCTCTGGTGTTCTTGGTGCAGCAACTTGAACAGTCCCTGCATTTGGTAATGTGGCTATTGTGTTTAACACGCTATTTAAAGAGGGAACAGTAGAGCCTGTTACAGCAACTGTACTGCCGTCTAAAACTGGAGTAGATACAGCTACAGGTGTTGTAGTAGCTACATTAGTAGGGGTAATGGCAGTTAAAGCCCTGTTAATAATTGCATCGTTGTAGCCACCAGAACTCAAAGTATCTCTAATTTGAGTTGCAGTTAACCCTTGTTCTGCCAACTGTTTAGCATCTAGTGTGGCAAATGCACGTTCTGTAATACTTGGGTCTGCAATAGTTCCTGTAGTTAAGTAGTTATTCAATGCACTACCTGCATACGCACCACCACCACCCAATAAAGCGGCTCTTAGCGTTTCTTCTGCGCTACCACCAGTAAGAGCAGTAGTACCACCTGCAATGGTTGCACCTGTAGCACCAGCCAAAGCAGAACCTGTGAGTGGTGTTGCCCCTGCAATTAGATTGCTCAAATAAGGCGCACCAAGAACACTAGCAGCCAAGGCTAGGACAGGACGAGATGCCGCTAACAAGCCTCTATCACCACCACCTTCAAAAACACCTGTGTCAATAATCTCACCAGTTTTAGGATTGTATGTTTCCCAAATAGCAGGGTTATTAGGATTAGTCCGAGTTTGGTACATTAACTCAGGTAAAGCAGCAATCTGCTCATCAATGTTATCGCCTTCGATAACTCTACCTCTAGCAGTTGGTATTACAGGCATACTTTGTCCAGTTTGTGCTATCTGTGTAATCTGTGCAGGTGTAGTCGCAACTACATTTGATGTTTGTACTTGTTTAATTGCATCTGGTGTACTAGATGGAACATCATTCTTAAACTGAGACATAGCATCAATAACCGATTGATTATAGATTGCTGTGCCTTCTGCGTTTGTATGTAAAGCATCCACTAACAACTTCTTGTTTTGCAGAATCTCACCCTGAGTACCTACCAAAGCAACATTCTTGTTTTCTTTAGCAATCTCGTTAAACAATGGGTCAACTTTAGGGTCAAAGTTGTTTGTAACTACATCGTTGATAGACGCAGCATAAGGAGAACCAGTAAGGACAACATTAACACCTTGGTCACCCAAAGTTTTAACAATCTGGTTTATGTTGTCTTTGATAGTTCCTTTATCTACACCTTGCAGAAAATCAACTCCACCTGTTTGCAAGAATACAGTAGCGTTAGGGTCAAACTGACCACCACCTGCTAGGTAAGTATTTAACTGATTAAGAGTGTCAGAAGTTGTAGCACCACCTACTGCATAGTTAGATGTTTGTTGACCAGTAGCTTGTGTTAGTTGCTCTGGCAATGCGGTATTAAGGCTATTCCAACTAGCACCAGAGAGAATGTTTCCACTTAGCAATCCACCAGAAGTTCCACCAGTTGCGTTAGCTACGTCTTCACCAGAGATTCCATACTGACGCATTTGCGCTTGAGTTGTAGCAGCGTCTGGGCTTGTAGCTAAGAAATCACGAATGTTTGCGTAAAGGTCTTCAGCAGAACCGCCTGTGTTCAACCTGTAGCGCATTGCATCAGAAACTGCCATGATTAACCTCTAATCTCTACGTTAGATGTAATGCCAGCACCAATCTTCATTGCTTTCAATTGGGCTTCTGCCTCAAACTCTTGTTGCTTCAATGCAAAGTAAGCCTGTTGTTTCTCACGCTCTAATTGCAACTTAGCCATCTCTTTCTCACGCATCAATTGCATTTCAAGAGCAGCCTTTTGTTGTGCCATCTGCATATCAATCTGCATCTGCTGTTGTTGCATCTGCAAGTCAGCTTGTGCTTTAGCTTGGTTAGCTTGTATCTCAGCCTGAGTCTTAGCCATCAATGCCTGTAATTCTGGGGGCATCTGTTGCTCTTGTGGAGGAGGATTAGATAGCATCTGGTCTTGCTCTGGTGTAATGGCTTTGTAGAACTCAGCAGAATCCTTAAAGCCAGCAATCTCAACCATGCGTCCCAATGTGCCACGATACTGAGCAGGGGAAACGTAAGGATTAGCAAGCCCATACTGACCAATCAACTGTTCCTGTTTAGCAAGAACCATAGACAACATAGCCATCTGCTCTTGTCGATTACCTGCGCCTAAACCTACGTTGATAGACACATCGTATTGGTTAGCCCATGTTCTAGGGTCAAACTCTACGAACTCACCACGCATACGAACTACACGAGCCTTGTCCTGATACTTACAGAGCAAGTGCAAGATGCCTTGGAACAAAGACTTAACGCCTGTCTCAGCAAAGATTCGAGCCATCAGTTCAATCTTACCTGCGCCAGCTTGTTGCATAGAAGCTACTGCTGCTGCCGTAACATTCTGTAATACAGAGGGGTCTAACCCTTGTGAGGCATCAGACACGCCTGTACGCTTAGACTGAATTGTGTCCAGATACTGAAGCATCGGGAAAGCCTGATTAGCCACGTTCTGAACAACTAACTGTTGGACAGCGTTAGGAGACTTGGCACGAATAACACCACCAGCAGTAGATGTAAGCAAGTCATCTAGGTTTACTTGACCCTCAACCGCAACCACACGAGCATTGTTTGTCAGATATAAGTTATCCAACATCTGACGAGTGATAGTAGTCTTGATTAACTGTAGGTCAACTGTTCTGTCAGCGAGTGAGTTCCCAAAAAATTTATGCGGGATTGGTATAGGACAGATTGAGTGGAAAGGAACATAGTCCACTTCCTCAACCATTTCCTTACCCTTCTCATCCTCAAGAATCTCATTAGAAGCGTAGAACACTTGAACCAATGAAGCAATGCCTTTGCCATCTATATCAGTTTTGACATAGCACTCAAAGACCTCAATCTCTTGCATTGAGGGGTCATCTGTCTGTGTTTGGTAAGGTTGCTCACCTGCTGCATAACGAGCCACACGCTCTGGTGTGTACGCCAAAGCATCACCCATCTGCAAGCCTTCAATCTGCTTCTTGTTAAACCCCATAGCAACCAAGGTGCTACGAGTTAACATCTGACGATGGGCTACAAATGGTGAATCAGCAATAGTTCTAGCCTTCTTGCTAATCAAGAACTCCTCTGGAGGAACATTCTCAATCGTTACTTTGCCTGACTTTTTCTTTTGTTGGACAACTACGTTATGAGTAGCAGCCATCACAGGCATACCCATAGGGTCAACAACTGGCTGTCCCATTGGGTCAAATATTGGGAACTCTGTCGTATCTTGCTCTACAATCTCCATAGTCTCATCACTCATCAGCATCGCTAACTCGTCATCAGACAAGTCAAAGTAACGCTCTTTGGTTATGTCTTCTTTATCTTGCCAGTACGCTTTCAGAATTCCATTTTTCTGAAGCAAAGCGTCCTTAAACCAATCATGGAGAATGGCTACGCCTTCGTTATCACGATTGAATACCCAATTGCAGTAGTCTGTGGCCTGTTTTGCAGAGGCTTCATCCCTCGGGCCTTGTGGCTCAAAGACTACGATATTGTCTGAGCCTGTAAAGATACGAACTAAGCTAGGTAGCGCACCATCTATCGCTTCTGCAACTTCTCCAGTAACGATTTGAGACTTACCCTCAACTTCATTACCATATGGCTGTCGTAGATAAGCCTCCAGAGCCTGTTTGCGCTGCTCAACAGTTTCGCTTTCAATAAATCCAATTGCATCATCAATCTCTGATTGGATTATCGACATTAACTCGTTCTGTGCCATGCTTGTCCTTTGGAGGGCGTCCCATTCTGGGTTTGTCCAATTTTAACTCATTTACCACATTTTCAAGCATTTCGATACGCTTTTCAAGTTCTTTTACTTTAGGGGCTAAATTTACACCCTGCATTGATACATACATTAGACAATCCATTTCGGAGTTTGGTTAATCGGCTTAGACCAAGTTGAATGACCTTCATCCAATCCAAGGGCTAAGTAACGGAACGAATCAGAGCCATGACTTGACCAATCATGTAGTGGTCTTTCATAGAATATCTTACGCTTCTCATCGTAGTCTCTGCGATAGTTTCTCAGGCAGTTCAGTCCTGTTTGCACTTGCGGTACGTTAAACCAGCACCTTGGAAGCAATCGTCTTACCGCTTGGATGCCATCGTCTAGTCCCATTCTGGGTGCAATCTTGACTTCAAGTCCTGATTCCTCCAGCATTTCCATTCTGCTTTTACCTGTACCTAACTCTCTGACCCTAACGTCATGGGGCAATATATGCTCTGCTTTGAGATAGTCGTTGTCCTTAATCCACTTAACGTAGTGGTCAAGTCCAACTCCGTGATTCTCGTAGTAGTCAATCAGTCGCACCTCAGTACCCACTAACTGAGCCACCCAGATAGACGTAGAGTCACCCATTCCCAAGTCCCAAGCAGTAAATGTTCTGCTCAGTTCCTCTCTGGGAATCTCCTGCATATGCTTCTTTTCTTCCAACTCGTTTAGGATTTGACCAAAGTAAGAACCTTCTACAGCAGCGTCAAAGCTACACTCAAACTCTTGGCGGTACTTATCCTCGCCCATCTCATTCTTAGCCGCCCTTAGTTCTGTGTCATCCACCACCCCTGTCTCTGAGGCTTTAAACTCTAGCAAGCCCCATCCATCCTCAGTTTTTGCCCTGTCTCGCAGTTCTTTAAAGTGGTTATGACCTTTAGGTGTACCAATAAAGAGACACCAGCCCTGTCTGTCAACCAAACTTGGTCTGCATACGTCTGTCCATATCTTAGGGTTCTGGTCACCAATCTCGTCTAGGATTACCCCATCAAAGTATTGACCACGGAGTGTTTCTGGATTGTCTGAGCCAAACAACTGGATGCGCCTACCCCAGAAGTCCACCCTAAGTTCTGAGATATTGCTAGTGCCACCCAGAGGCTCTGCATACTTCACAAGGTAGTCCCATGCCACCCTCTTAGCTTGTCCGTATGTAGGGGCTATATAAGCGTATCTAGGGGCTTCCTTTTGGTTGAGCAAAGCATCCTTGATTAAGTGGTTAATCGCAGAGACTGTCTTACCCATTCGCCTATGAGCAACAACAACGCCAAAACGCTTACTGTCCATCAGTTCATGGATAGCAAGTTGTTGTTCTCTGGGTTTGTAGGCTATCTCGATTACTTCTGCCATTGGACGCTTATCTGAATGTCTTTACCTTCTTCTCCAGTTACTTGGAGTGGTAAGACCCTACCGATTAGTCCCATGAAAGCCTGTGGGTGTGTCTCTGCCTTCTCTACGAGATAAGCAACGCCACCTGCGCCCTCTAGTGCCTCCAGTATCATCTCTCTAAGAACAGCATTGCCCTTATCAAGACTTCCCTTCGGTCTTCCTGCGCCTTCTCGTGCGCCACCACGATATGAAATGTTTGATTGTTTTTCAATCATTGTTTGACTCCTCTAGGGTTGGTCAAGGTTAAGTAATACTTTATTCTAACAGGCTTTGGATTTCTTTACGTTTTTCTTCGTCTAGCAAACCAGTAGCACCCAAAGGTAACGCTGGTGCAGCAAACATCTTATCGCCAAACTGTTTGAAAAGTTGTGTCCGTTCTTCTGGAGTTTCGTAAAAGTAAATCTTATCAATCCCTTGGCTTTTCAGATAGTCAATAGACTTCTGAGGCGCATCTTTAGGAACAATAGCACCTTCAAACTCACTTACTTGTACTGCTCTTTGAGGCTTAATCTCAAAGTATTCAGTAGGCATTGATTTGACTTTGTTCATAAAAATCTGAACATCTGCCTTTAATGCCTCTGGAACATCCTTATAAATCTTGTCCAAAAAGTTAACATTCTTTACTTGACCTAGTTCATATAAAGCGTCTTCTGGCTTATATGCGTAATTGTTATTACCTTCTAGGCTTCTCATCCTGTCGGTTAAGTTTTCAAACGCTTCATTTATTTTCTTTTTAACTGGCTCAAAGTCTTTAGACGAAACAATATTTTCTCGTGCAGCCTTTACTTGCTCAAAGTTCTTAAACTTAGGTGTAGCTACAGCACGAATGTTACCCACTCCATAGAAGAAGCCTTCTGCGCCAGCACCACCTTTCATCTCTTTTACAAGATTGTCTAATGTTGCGTCTGCATAGCGTCTGTTACCAGAATCTGTATAACCCCTAAAGATTCGTTCTGTTGGAGTTACACCAGCTTCAGCTAATGTGTTATCCATATTTGCAGACCAACTTTCATAAGCAGGTCTTGCATCTCTTACTCGTTGGTTAACTTCTTGTGTAAATTTCCAAGTGTCTTTTCCAAAATCTTTAGGGTTTGGCAACATACCTTGCTCATCAAGGAACTTTGCTTTGTAAATATCAGAATCAAACCGATATTTCCAATCTTGTTTTAACCTATCAACTGTGTAGTCACCATCTGGTATCTTTTTAGCAACATCTGAAAAGTAGTTATCTATATTTTTAACGCTTTTTGCATCAAATTTAAAGTCAATCTCAGGTGTTCTGGCTGTGTAAGCATCAAATCCATACACAGGATTTCTAGCTGATGGGATAGCCATTGACTTGTCGCCTATCAATGAGATGTTTCCAAAAGAAGTTAATGGATTTTCTACATTTGAAACAGCTACAGATGGCACAGGCATACCGCCTACTTTTTCTACTCGTGCTAGTTTTTCTGGTGAAATGTTGTGGTGAACAATCATTTCTTTACCAGCTTCTACATTAGGAACAAACTGTGATGGGGTTTTTATTCCAAGCAATCCAGTTTCGGGTGTAGGCGCAATGCGTTGTTGCATTTGTGGAGATACTAGATTCACAGATGAGTTTTCATCAATCATCTTGTAAACATCATCAAGCGTTGCATCAGGCATATTAGGGGGTCTTCTGCCCAATCTGTAAGCAGTTGTAGCTGCTGCCTTAGATGAAACCTGACCCTGCATATCAGGAAAGTCTTGCAAAACTCTTGATTGCAATAATCCACCCACACCCTGACCACGGAATGTTTCTGGTACTTCTAAACCTAAAACAGATGCAGTCCCATCTGGACGAGATAAAACATCTATTGAACCACCACTCTTGGGGTCTGTATATTTAATTCTTTGTGCGCCAGCACCAAATGTCTCTGAAGCATCTCGTTTTGCAATGCCAAGCAATCCCTGTTTACTAACATCTTGAATACTTGCGCCTACTGGTAAACCCTTAGTAGCTTGCATTAACGCTCTGTTAACAGGTGCAGCAAATGGCGCAAGAGTCATTGCAGCTTCAGCAGTCTCTGGCTTTAACAATGGTACGTTAGCCCTGTTGACGTTGGTCAATGCGTCTAGCAAGCCTCTAGGACTATCTGCGTATGCTGCTCGTTCTACTGTCTTAGGGATTCCTGTGCTTTCCAACAAATTACCCAGACCTTGCAGTTGCTGAGTGCGCCTCTTGTCTTGCATGAACGCAAGCAAGCCTTGGATAGCATCGTTGGACAACCCTGTAAGTGGGTTAGCGTACGGAGTAGCCCTTAGTTCTGCCATGATTAGTTACCACTTTACCTTGTTTGCCCACCACGCTGCACTCATCTTACCCTTGGCAATGTTCTCAGCGTGACGAGCCTTGAACGCTTCGTTACGCTTCGTGCCATCGGGTGAGCCTTTAGCCCCTTGTTGACCAAAGCGAATTAGCTTTACATCCTCACCAGACTTAGCTAAAACAGCGTGAGACTTAGTGGGATGGCTAGGAGTAGCTTTAGGCTTGTTATAGCCAGAAAACTGCTCTGACCCACGCTTAATCACTTCTTTTTAGCAGTCTTAGCTGCGTTTTTAGCAGTACGCTCTCCACGCATAGGCATAGGCTTAGATGCAGGTTTAGTCTTCTTCTGCATAAGTTTCTGCATCATTTCCATCGCTTGTTGGTTTGTCGTTCCCATCATATTCATCCTCGGTTATTGGCCCACCACTAATCCATGCCTCACAAGTTCTCTTGGAAGCACACTTAAAATCAAACACTTCGCAGTAACCTAAGTCGCCAGCGTCAATGACCTCCCAAGCATCCATCTCTGTGCCGTTCATTTCAAGACCTGATTCAATGCAAGCAAGCATCTTAGGGGTTTGAATGAAAGCAGCGCAGTTTCCGCAACGAGACTTTTTAGCTTGTGCAGGTGAGATTCTCCAAGCCTTAGAAATGTCACGCCAGTAATCCATGTTTGGCTCATTGGGATTCATTGGGCCATAGTTTGCCTTGTCAATGGCTTTTTGGCGACACTCAAGATTGACTTCTACGTCACCTGTGGCAACTGGACACGCTTCGCCTTTTTTCTCTTGGCTTTGTATCTCAATCTCAATTTTTACGGATGGTTCTAGCAAGCCACTCATAGCTATCCCTGTGAAGTTTGTGCTATTTTCTCACAAAAAAAAGAGAGACGCAAATCTCTCTAAAGTCTCAATGGCAACTGAGTGCGTCCATTGTGCGCTATCTGAAAAGATTTGCAAGCGTTAAATTTAAAACATCCATCTCGTCTAACTTCATAACCTTCCATATCCTAGCCTGTCCGTGTATGCCGTTAAAACTACCCTGATGGCAATCCTTGCACAAAGGAATACATAAGTATTGATTATGCTGAACAATATGGTGTGCATCGCTTGGCCCAGAAGCATTACAGACCCCACAAGGCATTTCTTTAATCTTTGCCAAGTGGAGTCGTTCCCTGTTATTGGGTCTGTTGTTCATGTAATTTCTATGATTACAGGGTTTAGCAATAGACGAGCATATTCCAATGCTCTCTTTTCTGCGTCATCACCAAGCATACACTTTTGATACCGCCATTCAAACTCGTACCATTTTTTAGTCTCGACACTCCATGCGCCATCAGCGTCTTTTCTAATTCTTACTTTCATTTTTACTCCTTAGTTTGGCTTGTATGCGCTGAAATGCCACAAGATAGTTGCCTCGCTCTGCAATCTGACAGGCTTCCAAAAAGTCCTCATCTGTCATCCCAACCCATGTGCGCTGTGGTGCAATCTTGTGACCCTCTGAAGCGCAAACACCTACTAGCAAGCAGTCACCTGTCCTAACCTTTGGTTGCTCTGGCTGTGCCAAGGCTTCTTTGATGGCGGTGATGGCTTCTACTGCCCATTGTTGATATTCGTAGTCCATTGCTGAAACATGAGCTATTTGTTGTAACGCATTCCATGCAAGGCGTAATGCTTCGTCTTTAGTCATTGCTTCATCCCCCTGACAAAAGCAGCAAAACTATGTGCTGTGTCACCAAAAGGCATCTTGTCAAACTCTAAAGCCACTTCCTCAAGAACATGGTTTCTTTGTGAGGGTGAAACGTAGGTATCAAAATGATAGGGTTGACCTTGTGCTTTTAAGATTTGCTTCCCAAGGTTGCTTTGTTGCTCAACAGCATTAAATGCTTCGTCTTCTTCTTTAGTCCAATCAGTCATGCTTGTCCCCTTGCTCGGATGGCGATGGCAGTAAAAGGGGCTTTGCTGTTTTCAGCCAACTTTGCACACGCCTCACGCTCATGTTGTGCTACTAGCTTGGCAAAGTCTATCATTCCATCCATAAGACCCTCTGCTTTGATAAATCCCCATCTAAAGCCAGCTTCTTGCGCCAATTCTCTGATTTCGTCATTGGTCATATTAACCTTCGTAAGCAGCTATCTTGGCTTCGTCTGCTTCTTCCAAGATGTGTTTTGAAAGACGCATACAGCCCTCAATCTCTAACTCACGGAATTGAGCCTCAGTAAAAATACCCATCAGAGAAACCTTTTCGTAAATCACATCTGAAATATTCTCGTTGTAAGTACCTTCTTCGTCACGCTCGTATTCCATCACGACAGTAACGATTACAGAGCCTTCACCAGTTGTTGTGTCAAATTCGTATTTCATTTTGTATTCCTTAAAAGTACCCTTGCGAATTGCTAGGGCTGACTGAAGTATAGCAAACTAAACACAATATTTACTAGGTACTTTCCCTACTCCGTAGTTTTTACGCCAAGTCTTTCACTTGCTTGCTCAGACCGCCATATATCTGCCTTCATCTGGGCAGCCACCAGCATCCATTTGAGGGCTTCTTCCTTCTCGATTGCCACCATCAGACCCCTGAGTAAGTCTGCATACTCAATGTGGGCATAGGCTTCTCTCTCTTGAGATACAGCAGAATCAAACCCCATCTCTAAGGCTTGTTTCATCAGTAAAGCCTTTTTGGTCTTTCTAAATTCTTCGAGGTATATCCTTTGTGCTTTAGCCTCGGCAAACTTAACCGAGTTTTCTATGATGAACTCAATTGCTTTGTAAGGTGCTTTCATTTGACTACTCCAATCATTCGTAGAGCCGCTTCTGGGCAATCTATTCTTGCCAAGGTACTACCAGACCAATTCTCAAAAAAGTCGGCTTGTAGCTTCGTTAAACGCTTTTTAGAGTCCGTTTTAATCTCCACCAGAAAGGTGTGACCCTTATAGCCAACCAGCAAGTCAACTGGTAAGCCAATAATCCAGACGTATGCACCTGCACCACGCAAGGCAGAAACAATCTGGTCTTGGTTAGCATCAACTCTTGCTGCTCTCCTCATTTCGTAACCTCGTCATTCTGTCCCTCAAAAGCAAAGTATCTGACTTTCCTCTGATTCGTTCCAAGTCCACGCACACACCCTGCCACCAGAGCAACGCTTTGCTTGAGCCAATCGTCAATTTCTTTTGATTGAATCTGCGTATCCACTCTTGGGCTTCGCAGTTTTTGAAGTGTTCCAATTCTGTTTGATTCATTTTTGGGCCATTGAAAGTTCATGCACTTTTCCTTAACTGAGCCATTTTCGCCAAGACTTCTAACGGAATGGGTACGGCTTTTTTGTCATCAGCTTTAATCTTTTCCAACGCAGGGTCAGGCTCATTTTTACTCGGAACTGTGAGCCTCACAATATCGGCAGGGTTTTGCTTTGGTGCATTAGTGCTTCTCACCCAATTACGCCAAGTAGCAAACCAATCCAGCTTCACACCCTTCTGACCTGCTTGGGCTATCCAATAATCCTTAAACTGGTCAAAGGTTTTAACAGGGCTAAGTTCTGGGCGTTCTGTTTGACAGAATTCTTCCCATTCTTTTGGAAAACTAAAATCAGAAGCGAGGCGTTTGCCGAGTGTCTTCTTCTCTTGGTTCTTGGTTAATGGTTGTTGGTTATTGGTTGGTTGAACCTCTGTTGAACGCTCGTTTAACGTCTGTTCAACGCTCGTTGGATTCTTGTTCATCGCTCGTTTAAGTGCTGATGCTTTTCCAGCCTTAGAAGCAGTAGTTAGTTGCTGTTTGTAGTGTTCAAGTTCTTTGTCGCATCTAGTGTGATTCCAACATTTATTCTGCTCATCAAGAATAAAGAACATCTCTAAAAGACCCTCAAGAACAACTTGGTTGTCCCTAGTTCCTGTCTTCATTCCAAGTTCAAATAAATTGTTTGGCAATGGCTTTTCAGAGTCGTAGTAGAGCCAAATTAACTTGAGATAGATTCCGATTTCTTCATTGGTCAAGAACGATGTATCCTTGATGAAATCACCAATATGATGCTGATAGTAGTGCATAACACTCGCCTTTTAAATCTCCCTTAAAAGAAACTGCGGCAGGAGAGGGAGGTAACTCTTTTCGGTGCGCTCATGACTTCGCACC